TTAGGAGCCGACCCCTCCTCTAAGGGGCAGCACGGCGATATTGTGACCATGTCGGTTGCGACATCCGTGTCCTGGAAGGACCGCACCACCGGGGAGCGCCAGGAGCGCACTCAGTGGCATACGGTTGTCATCTTTGCCGAGCAGACGGCCAACTTCGTAAAGCAGTACGCCAAGAAGGGCGACATGGTCTACGTCGAAGGTTCGATCGAGACCCGCAAGTGGGAGCGGCCTAACGAGGAGGATAAGTATTTCACCGAGATCGTTATCCGCCCGATGAACGGCATGGTCCAGCTTATGTCCCAGGACAGCAAGCCGCAGCAGGACCGCGAACCGGCCAAGCAGAGAGAACCTGAACGCAAGCCGAGCAGCCCTAGCTTCAGCCGCGATCTAGACGACGAGATACCATTTTGACACATTACATGGACCAGATATCAGCAAGACAGGTTCTCGCTCTGGTCGTCGAGCATCTACACGACTGGCCAATGCGCTCGGCGGAGGCCTTCAGGAACGCCATCTTGGGTGAAGGTTTACTGACGGTAAACCCAATGATCTCCGGCGTTCAAGAAACGGATATGGAACTGATGGGCCGCATGATCCAAGACGCGGTTGTCGAAGGGCGGATGATCGACTTTGGGTACATCCCCAATCAGGTTATCAAGACCGAGTCTGTGCGCTGCCGTCATATGTTCGAGACCAACGAGCTACAGCACCCGTTTGAAAGCTGGCTGGGCATTACCTCGTGGGAAGGCGGCTACAACGGCTACTACGTGACCCCGCACCCGAACTGGGTAGGGGCGACGCTGGTCTTGGAGATGTATGGCGTGACCACGCCAACCGGCCACCACGCCGTCGTAATCTTCGACATGATCGCTATCCAGGTGCGCGGTCTCGGCGATACGGTCATCAGCCCAGCGATCATGAACTATCCAAGTGGACATAGTCCGGGAGAACACGAACTCCATCACCGGGGCGCGAATAGCCTGGACCCATTGGTCACGATGCTGCGTCTGCTGGCCGATGCCTCCATACCAGTCACCTACCATGAAGCGCCCGAGCGGCTGAACAAGGCGCGGCTGAAACAGGGTAAGTGGGCCATACCGGGGCACACGACTGTACAGACTCATGACTACGTGACCGCCTTCAGCCAGCGTTCAGTGGTACGCGGCGCGGGTAGGGGCGGCACGCACGCCTCGCCGATCGCTCACTGGAGGCGTGAGCATATCCGTCACTTGGCCGACGGGCGCGTCATCCCGGTCAAGTCGTCCAAAGTCAATTGGCGCGACCACGAAGAACTCCACCGTATGTTCTATCGCATCAGGGAAAAGAAATGAACAACGTTATCAAGTTCCAACGACCACAGGCGTTTGACAATCCAGAGCGCATGCTGAAACACGTACGTGACCACATGTTCAAATGCGGCCGTACTAACAAGGACATGGCGGATAGCTGTGGGGTTAGCAAGGCCACGATCAATAACCTGATGACCGGGCGCACTCGTTGGCCGCGACCGGCTACCTTGTTCCCGCTGCTGGAGGCCCTTGGCCTGGAAATCAAGCTGGAGTTGCTAAACAAAAATTGACCTAAGTGATAATTCTGCTTTACAAAGGGATGGATATCGCTTACAAGTGTTCTCAAGGGGCCGCGTAGGGCGACCCATCCCGGAGTTTTAAAAATGTCTTCTAAGGTTTTCACCCCCTCTGCTGAACAGCAAGACTTTCTCGACTGGATTGTTAACGGTTCTGGTTCGTGCGTTCTCGAGGCCGTTGCCGGCGCTGGTAAGACGACCACTCTGGTCGAAGGCGTTCGCCGCATGAAGGGTCAGGTTTTCCTCGGCGCTTACAACACCAAGATGGGCGCTGAGCTGAAGAAGCGCATCGCTGACATGGGCCTTCCTGCTTTCGGTAAAGAAGGCAAGGAAGCTGGCACGTTCCACTCGGCTGGCTGGAAGGCGCTGATGAACGCCAACGACAACCTGAAGAACAATAAGGACGCGGTAAACGACAAGAAGGTTCGCCTGATCGTCGAGGAAATGTTCGCCGAAGGCGGCGACGAACCGGTAGACGGCGAAGTTGCCGCGATCTGCCAGTTGGTTGGCCTTGCCAAGCAGACCGGCTTCCACGTCAAGGGTCTGGTCGAAAACGTCAAGTACAGCTACTGGGTTGAACTCATCAACCGCCACGACGTAGCCGACCGCCTCCCGGACGACTACGATGTTTCCAAGCTGGTCTCGGCCGCTGCCCTCGCTCTCGAAGTCTCGAACAGCCAGCGCGACGTCGTCGACTTCGACGATATGTGCTACCTCCCGCTCCTCCTGAACCTTCGCTTCTGGCCGAAGGACTGGGTCCTCATCGACGAGGCACAGGACACCAACGCCGTACGCCGCGAAATGGCCAAGCGTATGCTGCGCCGGGGCACTGGTCGGCTGGTAGCCGTAGGCGACCCCCACCAGGCAATCTTCGGCTTTACCGGCGCTGACAACGAGTCGCTGAACCTTATCAAGAAGCTGTTCAACGCCACCACAATGCGCCTGTCGGTTTCCTGGCGCTGCCCTCAGGCGGTTGTTGCCGTCGCCCACGAGTACGTCAGCCATATCCAGGCGGCTCCTACCGCTATGATGGGTGCCGTACGCTCCGCCTCCTACCGCGAGATGCTCGATACGGTTCTCCCCGGTCAGGCCGTACTTTGCCGGTTCAACGCTCCGCTCGTCGACCTTTGCTTCCGCCTTATTCGTGAAGGCAAGCCCGCGAAGATCGAAGGCCGCGCAATCGGTGAGGGCCTTGTGGCGCTGGTCGGTCGCTGGAAGGTGAAGACCCTGGACGCCTTCGAAGGTCGCCTCGAGAAGTGGAATGGCCGGGAGACCGCCAAGGTAGCGGCTGACGAGGCCAAGCTGGCCCGCCACGAGGACAAGTACGCTACGATCCTGTGCCTTCTGGAGCGTGCCCGCGAAATGCAGATGAAGACGGTAGCCGAGATGCAGGAAATGGTTCGCTCCATGTTCGATGACGTCGGCGCTTCGCCTAACCTTATCGTCCTCAGCTCGGTCCACAAGTCAAAGGGCCTGGAATGGTCGGTGGTTCATATTCTCGGCCGGGGCGAAATCATGCCTTCGCCGCGTGCCTCGCAGGAGTGGCAGCAGGAACAGGAAATCAACCTGTGCTACGTCGCCGTCACCCGCGCCCAGGAGGTCCTGGTAGACGTCCGCCTACCTACGCCTGAAGATCTTAAGATCAAGACCAAGAAAGTTGAAGAGGGAGTCAAATGAGGGTAGTTATCGCGGTTGCCGTTGGGCTGGGATTGGGTTGCATAGGGGAGGCGGACGCCGCCTCCCGACACCGGCATAGGGCGGCGAAGCGCCCACACGTTGAGACGGGCGTACCGGTGTTGTCGGTCGAGCATGAGATCGCCAAGCTGACGCCTGAACTCATCCGCGCCTACGTTGCGCGCCGTATCGCAGCTGGTGAATATGAGGAGGCTAAACGATAAGATTTTTTACTAGCCTAACGAGAAAATACACGGTACAGTAACACTAACAGTAAGGAAAAGCAAATGACTTCGCAAATGGCAACTATCTGGAAGTACCCAGTCGCCGCCCAGGACGTAACAGTCCACGAGATCCCAAAGGGCGCGAAGGCGCTACACCTTGGCATCGATCCGCAGGGTATCCTGTGCGCTTGGTTCATGGTGGACCCGACGCAGCCCAAGGAACAGCGGGCGCTGGTCATGGTTGGTACGGGTAATGAGCTACCGATGAATGCGGCTAAGGATTATCTTGGTACATTCGTCATAGGTGAATTTGTTAATCACGTATTCGCACCGTCGTTTGCGGTGTCGCAGGAGACCACGCAATAAGGTTCAGGTTGATAAGTTGTGAGCTCGCGAGCGACCTGCGGTCCACTCCCTTTACTTCCCCCGAAGCCGAGGCTGGATCGAAAAAGACCAAGCGAACTCTCATAAGTTAACCGACCGCGTTGTTGTTGGGGGCGGCGGTTGGTGATGCGGCGGCAATTGGTTATTGGTCTCTCCGGTTGCCGCCGCAATCCGTTTAAACCTAGGAGAATTTCCATGAAGACGATTCGTGTTGCAATTGTAGGCGTAGGTAACTGCGCATCCTCCCTTGTCCAAGGCATCTCCTACTACGCTGATCGTAATGATACCAGCGGATTGATCACCCCAATTCTCGGCGGCTACCGGCCCGAAGATATCGAGATCGTAGCCGCTTTCGACGTGACCGCCGATAAGGTCGGCAAGCCTGTTAATGAGGCGATCTTCGCCCAGCCTAATTGCACCATGCAGTTCGTCGGTGACTTTGATGAACTACGGCCGAACCACGCAATGGTTTATCGTGGCCCTACCCTGGATGGTCTTGGTAAGTACCTGAAGGAGTCGCTTACCGAGAGTACTATGGAACCGGTAGATGTTACCCAGACGCTGCTCGCTACCGGTGCTGACGTGCTCATTAACTATCTCCCAGTCGGCTCTGAAGAAGCCGCCCGGTTCTATGCTCAGGCGGCGCTGGACGCCAAGGTCGGTTTCATTAACTGTATGCCTACGTTTATCGTATCCAATAAGGATTGGGCCGATAAGTTCTACCGGGCCGGTGTGCCGTGCATCGGCGACGATATTAAGAGCCAAGTTGGCGCGACCATTGTTCACCGGGTACTGGCTCAGTTGATGCGCGACCGGGGTATCGAATTGTTTCGCACGAGCCAGCTGAATGTCGGTGGTAATACCGATTTCTTGAATATGCTGGAGCGCGACCGCCTGAAGACCAAGAAGATCAGCAAGACCCAGGCAGTGACATCTGTCATGGGTGTCCAGCTACCTGAGAACGATGTTCACATTGGCCCAAGTGATCACGTCCCGTGGCTCGGTGATCGTAAGTGGGCGTACATACGCCTGGAAGGACACGGCTTCGGCGGCGCGCCATTGAACATTGAACTAAAGCTGGAGGTCTGGGATAGCCCGAACAGCGCCGGGGTTGTCATGGACGCTATCCGCTGTATCGCCGTGGCTCAGGACCTGTTCCTCGCTGGCCCGCTGGAGGAAGCCTCGGCTTACTACATGAAGTCGCCGCCCGTTCAGTATGACGACGATGATGCCCGCGATCAACTGATGACTTGGGTCGGCGAGTACGAGGATGTCCGTCATGGCTAAGGTTACGTTCACCACTGACGATCATCGCCGGTTCTTCGCCGAGTTCTGTAAATGGGAATTGGCGAGTGGCGGGCCTGACTCTCAGCTACCGACAGTCGCTGAGATGGCACAGTCGTCCAGCGATAGCGAAGAGGAGCGGCTGTGGAAGGCGTTCTGCTACATCGGCGTCTACAACGTACCCTACGGCGAAGTCATGTGGCGTAACTGGTCTTTCGAGGCCGCATGGTCGCACCCTACCGAGCTAAGGACTTGGCTGGACGGGGCCTATGACGCCAAGAAGATTACGACCCGCATGGAGCGGCGCTCGTGCCGCCGTTCGTTCCAGATGAACGAATACCTATTTGGGGCGCGGCACTTCATCGATAGCGGCTGGTCGAAGCTCGTCGATCAGTGCAAGAACACCGACCCGTACTTCGCCTATGAGATAGCCTGGAAGCGGATAAACCAGCTTCCTACGGTCGGGCGCTACGCGGCGATTAAGCTTATCGAGTACCTGCGGCGCTACCACGGCCTAGCCGTCTCCACGCCCGATATACGGCCGAAAGACGCGTGGTCGCCGCGTCATACGCTGGGTTACATTTTCCCGGAGCGCGGGCTGGGTAACAAGGACAACAGCCTACCGGCGCTCGGCGTCGCTGATCAGGCGTGTAAGGATGCCATCACTATGCTTCGGGACGAGTTCGATGTTCATATCGATATGTTCCAGCTTCAGGTCCTGCTCTGCGAATATCGCGAATCCTGGGAAAGCAAGAAGCAGTATCCGGGCCGATCCCTGGACTCGGAGCTGAAGTACGCAATCAAAGCCCAGGACGAATGGAACTATCGCTCGGACATCTGGAATGCGCGGGCAAAACTATTTCCGCACGAACACCTCGGTGAACTGAATGGCTGGGACGGCACCCGCAAGGATGTGGCCGTTTGCCTGGCGACTCATCTTTATACCTGGACTGACCTTCTCTACGATTATATTCACACAAAAGACATGACGGAGCCTTTGAAATGGGTGCGGAACTAGAATTCGTAATGCGGCCTAGAAACCAATCGATCGCCGACGCAATCGATGACTATGCCGAGGGACGTATCTCCTACCAAGATTTGTACATGCGGATACAGGATATGGGCTACAGCACCCGGTCACTATTCGAGATGGTCTGCAACATTAAGCCAAAGGGCCGACCACAGTGACTTTACTTATCGATCGAGGCGGGCTATCTAGAGGGCGGGCGATAAAGCCCGTTAAAGGAGATAGCTATGACCACGTTCGTTGAGGCCGTTAAGAATATGAAACCGGCAATAGGCCCATTACAGCGCGCTATGAACGCCGTAGAGAAGATGGACGAAACCGTACTTCGTGAGTCGCTGGAGGTTTTCAAGAACTTCGCGCACCCGCTAAAGGCGCTGATTGAAGGCGAGCTGATGACCCGCGAACTACAAAGGAGATCTAGAGAATGATGAAGATCTATAAGATCGCGCCGGGGCTGCTGCAGTCGGCGCGAACCCACCAGCTGACCGACGCCGAGCTGAACGAACTTATCGCGCGGTACAACATCACCGGCGTCATTAATCTTTGGCACACACCAGACCAGCGCGTCATCGACCAAGTCGGTTGGTATGAGCATGCCTCGATGCCTGATGGCCAACTCACCGAGACGGCGGGTAAGCTGGTCTCAATGCTCGCCGAGCGTGCAGTTGCCGAGATCCAGGATGGCGGTACGGTATTGGTACATTGCTGGGGTGGTCGTAACCGTTCAGGACTTGTTTCAGCCTTGGCTTTGAGGCGGTTACAGGGTATAACAGGGGCTGAGGCGGTTAAGGCCGTCAAGGCGGTTCGGGCCGGTGCGCTGGTGAACCAGTACTTTGTCGACTACCTGGAGAAACGACTATGACTCAAAGCATATTCGTCCATACCCTGAACATGAGTAAACGGTTGGCCACGGCGGAGGGCAACCAGATCGGACACATCCGCCTAATGGTGGATGCTAACGGCTTAGCAACTGAAGATGAAGAAGCCGCCGTTATGGCCACGATCGAGTGGGAGAATGGCGGCTGGTCAGCCGTACGTCTGGACGACACCGCACCGGTTCGCCTGAACTAAGGATTTCATTATGAGCGTTGTGCTTATCCGGGGGACTTCGGGTTCTGGGAAGACTTGGATTGCGGAGCAAGTCATCGAGCGATGCGGCGGGCTAGCCAAGTCAGCGCAACGCAAGATTGGCGATCCAAAGAAAGAGCGAGAGAAGTGGAAGACTGGTGCGTACATCTGGCGGGTTCCCCCGGTCACGGTCCTCGGTCGATACGACGCGACTTGTGGCGGCTGCGACTCGCTCTCTTGGAAGGGTGCGGCTGACGCGGTCGAGGCCATTATCCATGAGCAGGTCGCTGAGGGACAGAACGTGTTGCTGGAGGGCCTTATGGTCAGCTCGTACGGCGTCGAGCGCCTGAAGCGAATACCGGGGCTGACGGTGGTCTACCTGACCACGCCCCTGATGGAGTGCATAGCCGGGGTGAACAAGCGACGCAAGGAGCGCGGCGCAAAGAAGCCGCTGGACGAGACCAACACCCGCGCTAAGCACCATACCTTGACAATCACAAATAAATCGAATAGACTAGCTGGTATCAAGGTCGAGGAGCTATCCAGGCCGGAGGCATTGGCTCGTGTCATGGAGCTATTAAAGATATGAGCAAAGAGCTGGTTGATCTGGATATGAAGCTGCACCACCAGACCGAGAAGGCGGTTCTCGTTTCGGATGACGGTGAGAGAGATAATGCTATCTGGATCCCGCTCAGTCAGTGCGAAGTCGAGCACAAGAAAGACGGTTATGTGGTGGTGACTATGCCCGAGTGGCTAGCGAAAGACAAGGGGCTGATATGAGGATTATAAACGCCATTAACGTGAACGACGCATGGCGCAAGGCTATGCACCTTATTGACGAGGTAGGTGTGCCCGAGCCGTCACGCGCGGGGGATGTTCGAGTTGCGCCATTTCCAGTATGCACGATATACGATAAACCTGTCGAACGGGTCCTGTTCGACCCCGTACGAGACGCCAACCCAATCTTCCACCTACATGAAGCCCTATGGATGTTGGCCGGAGAAAACGACGCCACCTATCTGGATACGTTTGTCGGTGATTTCTCGCAGCGGTTCGCAGAAGAGGATGGTCTTATGCACGGTGCATATGGCTTCCGTTGGCGAAGGCATTTTCAGAAGGTGAGCGGCGGTAGT